AATTCAGACTTGTCATAGTTCTGATAGCCTTCAACTTTACGAATCTTCAATTTGAAGTTAGCACCTTTCCACATATCAAATGGATTGATTGCTTGTTCATCTTCAAAAGCAGGATTCATTGCTTCAGTAATCTTATCAAAGATTTTCTTACCGAAACTGAACAATTTAATTTGTCCTTCATTTTCAGGGTGCTTAGGATCCGAAACGATATACACGTTAGCGATATAATTCAACTTACGTTTTTGTTTACGGACAACATCTTTGTTTGCTTCAATACCAGAATTCCACAATGATGAATTGTGTTCACACACAGGACATTGTTGGTTCTTGGTTGTCAAACAGTTGTCGATTAGCCAACCACCTGGACCTTGAAATCCATGAGAGAAGACTTTGACCCAAGGGAGACCATCTTCGCCATCTTTTTCAGAGGCAGGCAGGAATCGGATAACAGCCATACCGTTACCAGCTTTGTCCACTTCTGGACGCCAGTAATTGTCGGTCTTATCAGAACCACCTTCGGATGATTGGGAGAGTGCCTCGATTGCTTTAGATAATTTGTCGAGGTTGCCAGATTGGCGTTTGAGGTTTGCGAAACTCATAGTGTTTCCTTTCTTAGTATAACGGAGTATAAACGGATTATTTTCAAATTAGTCATTATATAGTAGTATTTAGGCATTTTTATACGTATAATCGCAAAATAGCCAAGGTTGTTGGCCAATCTTTGTGAAGTATACCAATGCCGCCTGCCTTAATCCAATCAGAGATAACACTTTTGGTATCATCAATAATAATCCTGTCTGTGGCGGCATATTTGTACTTGTGTCTTTTTCCAGGTACAAATAGGGGATGGAATGTTATTCCATGTTTCTCTAACCATATCGACTTTTGTTTTGATATGGCATCGTAATTTCTTTCATCGGAAGTAGATGATAGTATCTGTGTGGGTACAGGTGCCTTGCGTAAGAAGTTAATACCTTCGATTGCTCCAGGCATCAAATCCAAATTCATAAATTCTTCATTAGCAATAAATTTGGCAAAGTAACCATTGAATTCTTTATTGTCTCGGGTTGACTGTGGTGAAACATCAAATATTTCAGAGTATCTCTTTTCAAAGTCAGCAATAACACCATCCATATCCAAATAGATAGAACTAATCTTAGGCCGTATCATAATTTTTAATCTTCTCTTTCAACAATTTCATAAATTTATCTTTGTCGTATTCAATAAACGGTGTGTATTTCTTAATCAATCTGTAGTGTGTAGGCCAAATGATATCATCTGAAATCCTTGGCATCCAATGTTTGTCAACAAAGTTTACATTATTGTTTAGTATAATGAGTGTTTCCAACATCACTTTACCATGTATAACTTCTTCTAACAACTTTGGATAATTGCCACGGTCTACTCTGAAAATTTCTTCACGTTCAATTCCATACTTGTCTAACAAATATATTATATCATTGTCAAAGGTATAAGTCAAGCTCTGTTGAGTTTTTTGCCACTTTTTATAAATCTCCTCACCGTCCTGTAGGAGATTACCAACCCATTCGGCATTACCGGCAACAAAATTGGCAATATAGAAGTTTTTTAATTCTTCCAAATCGTATTTGCGAGACAACTTATAGAATTGGTATTTGTCTTTACGTGTGGTAAATGATTGTTTAGATACATTGGTCTTGCCGTTGTATTTAATATAATCATAAGAATCGGATGTAAAATGCAGCTTTAAACTATTCCACAGAGCATAGGCTGCGAAGCCTGTGTTGTCGTTCATATGGGTAGTTTAGAACTTTTCTTTAACATATTATTATCTTGTGCCTCTTCTTTTATCTTCGCTTTGAGTGCTGAAGATATCAAAGTAGCAGCCACTTCAATTTCTAATCCTGTATTTTCACAATGGTAGCAAATAGCATCCATCAGGCCTATGCCTTCATCTAATGCTATTTTTTCTACCAATATACTAAAGTCTTTTATCTCATCACGGGTTGGCATATTAAATCGTACTATAAAAAATGTGGTTACCTATTTTTTTAACAACTCTGGCCTTTGGCCATCCAGGTGTTACATAAACTGCATGGTAATATAATGCGTTCGTCTGTGCTATTATATCATGTAGGAATGGTTCTGTCAATGCTCTTTTAGCAATCATTAGGGACTGTTCCCATTCATATCTGTCTTTTTCTTTCTTACCGTTGAATAGGCAAGTCCATGAAAACTGGCATACAGTTCTTGAATCACGGTTAACTGTTTTCTGGTAAACTACCGAACATATGTCGGCTGGAAACTTTCCAGAGTTTACACGATTCATTGTGACCTGTGCTACGGCAAGTTTACCCTCATAAGATTCCGATGCCGATTCCCAATAAATGTTTTTAGCAAGACATTCTACTTGTTTGTTATATTCTTGTGATACTTGTTTCTTTGAAACTGTATTAACGAATTCTGTTGATAATGTTGTCGTATAGACTAACAAAGATACTATCAATAATAGTAAATTTCTTAACATCTTGTCTCCTTGTTAAGGACGGCCAAAGCCGTCATCTCCAATTATGAATTAGATTTTCTTGTAATTTTTACTTCAGGTGCTGGAGTGGTTTGTGAAACGAATCCATTGAGGGCTGCTGCTTTCTCAATAATTTTTGATTCGCTTGGAAAGTCTGGGAAACCTGGATGTTTAGGTGGTGTTTCACCTTTTAATCGAGAATTTTCGATTTCGGTTTGCCAGTTATTTGATATCATCTCACGTTGACCAAAGTAGTCATCTGTAAGCATATCTTTCGCCATCTTTAAAAGTTCTAGGCGTATTTCAAATGGGGTCATAGACATAGTTTTCTCCTTGTGTTGTGTGTAAGTGTTTGGTGGTTTTTAGAAATGGGTTCCACCGAACCCATATACTTATTTAGGTTATTAGAAACCCATAGTGTATGCGATAGCAACAACTTTTTGGTTATTATCACCGTTAACACGGTCATACTTCAATGCAACAGAATCTTTTGCATTCAAGGCATATGCCAATGAATAACGCATTGTGTGAGTCTGGTCATTGTTTTGTGATGGGTCAAATGCTGAGCGGAAACGATATCCAACTTTAGCAGTCAAACCATAACCGATTGGTGCAGCAATGCCTGGTTCCACAGAGTAGTATGTGAAGTCAGTTGTGTTGCTGTACTTTTGACCGATAGCAGTACGAGCATATGTTCCAAATGGACCTGCTACTGTAGCGCCTGCTTCTAAGCGTGTGCTCAAAACATTTGTGCCTTCAGTTTGTGCATTAGAGATAGCCAAATCACCGGCAAAGCCTGTGAATTCTTTCTTAACACCCAAAACATATTGCTGTTGTGCAGCAGCTTGATTGTTGTTGATGTGTTGACCTTCAACAGTAACGGTATCACCAGCATATGCTGATACACTTAATGCAACCAAAGTTGCGATTGCTAATTTCTTCATTAAAACTCCTTTTATTTAAATAAATTTGGTAGGTATTCTGTTACGAGGAACCTACCGAACCCTAGTCAGCGTTTAGGCTGCCAATGCGAACTGTGAGTCGTTTGCGTTTACTTTTATTTAGTTTTTACACCTACTCTGGTGAGTTGTCCACTTCTGTACTTGTTACCCTGTCGAAACTATGCAGCCCCATCAATTATACACTTTTATTTAATCCGAATAATTATCTGTTTCCGGATAAAAGTAGATAATTGGTGGAGCTGGGGGGATTCGCACCCCCGTCCAGAATACTTTTCTAGTTGCTTCATACAACAATTCAGTCACCCATTTTATTGTAGTACCATATCATCCATAGAATGGTTACGGCACAGGCCAATGTTAAAATAGGTTCTAAGTAGTCCATTATACTATATTTAGGTTTGTTTGTCAATCTCTTTTTTCAATTATGCCGCAGATACTGAGAATGGACCTGCTCCGTTCATCATTGTTGTTGGTATTGTACGAGCAGTCCAGGTAACCCCATCAGGGGAAGTACAGCACCGCTGTGTTGAGTTTAAGTATCCTACAATTACAAACAATCCCAATCTAGCGGAGTATGTACCAAAGTACGCTGTCGTTAAAGGTATGTAAAGGGTTGTCCAGTTGATGGCATCTGTACTATATGCAGATTGATATGGACCGCTGAACATCACCCACTTACCTCCCCCGTAAATGACGCCATCAAATCCCCCTGGAGAAAAGTAAGGACCAACTCTATCATATGTTTTAGGTCCTATACGTTCAGTCCATGTTGAACAATTATCTGTACTTGTGTAATAGTAACACGTGCCACCCGGAATGGCTGGTCCTAATTGTAACCACATACCATTTCCATATTCAGTCCGTCCCCGAGCTTGGCTATATGTGTATAGAGTC